GATCCTCTCGAAGAATTCAAAGCAGAAGTTCGTTCGAAGCTTGAATCTTTAGAAGCAATGATTAAAAAGTTGCTTGATGCTGAAGCTGGAGAAGGTCACGAAGAACTTTCTGGTGATGAAGATTTAACCGAGGAAGAACTGTTGGCAAAGAAAAAAGAGATCGAAGATCAGAACCCAGACGAAGAAAAACTTGATGAAGAAGAATTTCAGGACACTGCTTCTCGTGCGGAAATAATTGATCCTGATCTCGTGGTGAACAAACCGATTGGTGATTCTGCAAAGTATTTGCAGAGGGTACGTAAAGTAGCTTTAAAGAATGCTTTGACTGGTGATCACAGGACGATTGTTCAGAAACTTTTGAAGACCAAAACCGTTGATTCTCTCTCCAAAGATTCACTGAACAGAGTGTTCTTCGCAGCGAGTGAGTTGATTGCGGAAGCAAGAGATTCCAAACTCCAGAAGTCGTCAATGACGATCAAAGATTATGGAAAAGAAACTGCGTCCGAGATCAGTAAGATTCAAGCGTTAAACAAGGATTTTTATTCTCGCAAAGAATAAAATGTCTGAACATATAGTGTACGATAATTTAAAATTTAGGAGGAATTAGAAATGAGTAATGCTTTTTTGTATAGGATGCCTGCAGGTATTCCTGGTGATGTTACAAGAAAGGAACACGCTACGATTGAGGCACAGGATCAGGATTCAACTACTCCTGTAACCCTTTATGGTGTTCCTGTTAAAATGGCAAGTGGTAAAATCAAACCCATCGAGGAAGCGGATGGTGCGTCCGATGTGTATGGTTTTTCTGTAAGACCGTATCCCACACAGGCAGAAGTCAACAACGAAGGACTCGCTGTTGCTACCCCGTCTACTGTTTTACAGTTAGACATTCTTCGCAGAGGTTATATGACTGTGAAGGTTCAGAACGGAACTCCCGCAAAGAATGGACAGGTTTATGTTCGTATTGGCAACAGCACTTCCACACTGTTATATGGTGGATTGGAATGTGCGGCTGGTTCTCCTGCGGATTGCGTTGCAATCACTGGTTGCAAATTCATGGGAACTGCTGACGATGATGGTAACGTGGAAATCAGCTACAACCTCTAGGAGTAAATAGTGGAAACAAAAATTTGTGAATATTGTGGTGACATTATTTTTAGAAAAAAGAATGATAGGTCGTCACATTGGGAAAAGAGAAAGTATTGTAACTACTCTTGTTCTACGACACAAAGGAATAGGAATAAAGATCCCTTTCATCTTGATCCTGTATCTCGATGTAAATTTTTGTTGACACGTACAAAAACAAACGAAAAAGGTTGTTTGATTTGGTTAGGAAGTAAAAATAAACAAGGTTATGGATCAGCAATAGTTTCTGGCAAAGTGCGAAGGGTTCATAGGGTTATTTATGAATATCTTGTGTGTGACGTGCCAGAAAATATGGATGTTTGTCATAGTTGTGACAATCCATCTTGCATTAATCCAGAACATTTGTTTTTAGGAACTGTGAGTGATAATATGCAGGATATGTTGAGAAAAGGAAGAGCAAAATTTTGGGGTAAAGTTCCTCTTGATCCTCTTTTAAAAGAAGAGGTGAGAAAAAGTGTTGTTAGAGGAACACCAAAAAAGGTGATTGCAAATGAACTAAAGATTTCTCTACAATCTGTGTATAATTTGTGCGTAAACTTGTGAAAGTGAAATTTAACATAACAAAAATTAGTTTTGGAGGAAAACAGATATGAAAACATACGATCAATTGGTAATCGATAGCACTGGTGCTTTTTTGATTGGAGAGCTGGAAAGACTCGATCAGAAATTGCACGAGCCGTTGGTTGCTGTTACGTGGGGTAGAGACATTGACCTCAGGGAAGACGTTTCTATTGCGGATGAAGCAAGTAGTTTCACAAATTCTACCTTTGCGGCTGCGGGTTCGCAGAACTCAAACGGTAAAAACTTTATTGGAAAAGATTCCAATGCCATCGCAGGAATTGCGTTGGATATTGGGAAAACTTCTGAACCCTTGTTCCTGTGGGGCATGGAAATCGGTTACACGATTCCTGAACTCATGTCTGCCCAACAGTTGGGAAGACCTGTCGATGCCCAGAAGTACAAAGGTATGCAGTTAAAATGGCAGATGGACATCGATGAAATGGTTTACATTGGTGACACCGTTGTCGGTAAATATGGTCTTGCCAATAGCACTTCGGTAACAACTGGTTTCGTTGATGCAGGTGTTTCCACTTATACCCAATGGAGTAAAAAGACTGCAGACGAGATTCTTGCTGATGTTAATGCGTTGATTTCAGCTGCTTGGGCTGCGGCTGGTTATGCGGTGTGTCCGTCTAAACTTTTACTGCCTCCTACGCAGTTTGCTTATATCGTCAGTCAGAAGGTTTCTACTGCAGGTAACGTAAGCATTCTGAAATTCTTGCAGGACAATTCTATCTCTCTTTCCATTAATGGAAAAGCGTTAGACATTCAGCCGGCAAAGTGGTTGGTTGGACGTGGTGTTGCAGCTGGTTCTCCGTCTGCTGCTACTGACAGAATGGTTGTGTACACTCAGGATTCTGAACGTGTTCGCTTCCCACTTGTTCCGTTGCAGAGGACCCCGTTGGAGTACAGAAGTATTTATCACTTAACAACTTATTTTGGTCGTCTTGGTGTTGTCGAGACGGTCTATCCAGAATGCGTTAGATATGCCGACGGAATTTGAGTAATATCAATAGGTTAGCTTGGGTGGTGTTATGATAATATATAAGATTAAAAACAGAATAAACGGTAAAGTCTATGTCGGTCTTACTACAAAAGACTTGAGCAAAAGAATTGCTGGACATATTTCTGAAAATAAATCTTATGTACAAAAAGCACTAAACAAGTATGGTTTACAATCTTTTGATGTTTCAATAATTGATAGTGCTGAATCCAAAGACATTCTTTTTGAAAAGGAAAAATATTGGATTCAGCACTTCGATTGCAAAGTACCAAAAGGGTATAACTTAACTGACGGTGGTGAAGGATTGATAAATCCTTCGGAAGTTGTGAGGAAACAAATCAGTAAGAGTGTGTCGAAAGTTCTTAAAGGAAATACTTATAGAAAAGGGATTCCACACACTGATAAATCTAAAAAAGCGATATCGGAAGGATTACGAAAGTCAGAAAAAAAACGAAAAGCAGATTCAAATCGAAAAAAATATCCCCCTCTTACAGAAGAACATAAGAAAAAAATTAGTTTGTCAAAGAGGGGAAAGAAAAGAAACGATGTCGTTTGGAATAAAGGTTTACGGATGCCTGATTATTCTCCAGATTATGTTAATCCTATGATGGGGAAAAAAAGACCAGATTTATCAGAACGAAACAGATTGAACAAAGGTGTATCGATAACTTTTAAAAACCCTTTAGACAGAACTAGAAAAATTAGTGAATCTAGGAAAGGTAAAAAGTATCCGAAAAAACAACCAGAATTATATTTGGTTGTAAACGAATAATAGAAAAGGAAGTGGGAAGACTCTTTTAAGAGGGTTTAACACTGGAATATGAAAACTTCCGTTGTCTTCTCACTTCCCTTTTAAAAAAAGAAGATGGAGGAAAGAAAAATGAAAATCGCTAAAATAAGAATTGCTTCACCAGTTTCGTTGCCGTTAGTAGAAGGAGGCAACAGAGATTATGGAAGAGGTTATCACGAAGTGGACGCATCGATCTTGGATCATTGGTTCGTGAAAGGTTTGATTAACGCAGGAACAGTTGTTGTGGAAAGTGAAAAAACAGTTTCTAATTACAAACCACTTCCCAAAGAAGAAGCAAAACCTATTATCCCTAATGTTCCTGATGATAGGTATAAAGTCGGAACGGTTACTATTAACAACGTAGTGAACAAAAAAGAAGAACCTCTTGTGGATGTTTCTGTTGAAGATGTTACCGATAAAACAATCAAACGAAGAAACAAGAAAAAAAGAGGCTAAAAAATGATTATCGTTCCCGCAACATTTCGAGCAAGTTTCCCTGAATTTGCAAATGAAGTAAAGTATCCTGATGCACAAATTACATTTTGGTCAGGAGTTGGGGAGAAATTATTAAATGAATCGAGATGGGGAGACTTGCTCGAAATCGGGATGAACTTTTATATTGCTCATCATATTTCTGTTTCCGCACAAGAATCAGCAAACGCATCTGGTGTTGCAGGACAAGGTGTGGGTTTACGATCAAGCAAGAGTGTCGGTGGTCTGTCCGTGAGTTATGACAACACCACTATTGCAGAAGAAGGTGGAGGAAATTATAATCTGACTTTCTATGGCAGAGAATTATTACGTCTCGCTAAATTGGTTGGAATAGGTGGTCTGCAAATATTGGAGGATTTAAGTGATTAAAGGTAGTGTGACCGTAACGAGTAAAACAAGAGAAAAAGAAGTCGTAGAACTCCTTAAAGCTACTGATCAGATGAAGGTGTATGTTGGTATTCCTGAAGACACCACTGAAAGAAGAGAAGGAGAAATGACTAATGCTGCTCTTTGTTACATTCACACGAATGGTTCTGAATTGAGAAATATTCCTGCAAGACCTATCATCGAACCTGCGATTAATGCACCTGGAAATTTTGAACCGATTCAAGAAGAGTTGCGACAAGCAATAGAATATATGGCTTTTCGTGGTGAACCGACAACTGCTTTCCGTCATTTAAAAAGAGCAGGTATGATTGCACAAAACGTATCAAGGAAATGGTTTACTGATCCGAGAAATGGATGGGCTGCGAATCAACCATCTACGATATTGGCTAAAACAAATAAGTTAAAAGGAAAAGCGAAGTTGGAAGCGTTGGAGAATATCGCAAAAGGAAATATAAATGCAGTCGATACTCCATTGATTGATACAGGTCAATTAAGAAAAGCGATTATTTACGTTGTGAAAATGCAAGGAAACTTACAAAAATTTGACGATGGAGATAATGCATGAGTTTAATAAACCTTTCTGAATTGACAACTGATCCTGATTTTTGCCAGAACTTCACGGTTCTACGAAGCGTTGGTGGCGAGTTCGGAGAAGGTGGATGGGTAGCAGGAGAAGAAGAGGAAATTGAAGTTGTTGGTGTTGTCGTTCCTTCGAGTGGAAAAGAACTTATGCAAATAGATATGGCAGATCGTCCGAAAGGATCGATGTCATTTTACACGAACACTGCTTTTCCAATATACACGACAAGAAACTTGGAAGGACAACAAGAGATTTCAGATAAGATAAGATGGCAAGGGGAAATTTATAAATTGTTAATTGTAGAACCATTCTTGGATTATGGTTTTTACAAAGCACTGGGTGTCAGAGTTGTAGGAGACTAAATGTTTATTACGACACGAACTTTAAAACAATTTGAAACGCTACTCCAGAGAATAACGATATTGATGATGGGTTATACTCAAGACGATATCGATTTATGGAATTCCTATAGTGCAATAAAGAGAGCTGGATCTCCTGCATGGACTGATCCGATTCCAGTCAATCCTTTTTATTATGTGAGATTGTCTTATCCTTCCGATGGAGCACCTGCATGGAAACAAAGTGAAGACGTTGTGTTTTTACGTGCAATCGAATTTGATCATCCTTTTAACAGGCAAAGAGAATTCCAAGACGAAACATATCAAGCGTCTCCAGAAGCACTAATACAAAAAATATCTTTTACAAGAATAGTTCAAGTTTTTTGGACTTGTTGGGGAACAAATTCTTTTGTTAACGCAGAAAAAATAAGAGATGGAATTTTCATCGATGAAATATCTCAAATCCTAGAACGAGAAAAAATCTATCCAGTTCTTGATTTAAGGTCACCAAGAAGAGCACCAGAATTATTTGGTGGTTCATGGTGGGAAAGAACGGATATAGACATAATGTTTAACGAGTTAGTGGAGAAGGAAAGAGAGATTGGAATAATAAAGAGTGCGGAAATTGTTGTGGAGAATCATACAGGACAAGTTGCCGCAGTTGAAGTAACAGAATAAAAATAATTAGCGAGGTGAAAAAATGCCAGACACTTTAAATTTAAACAGAATAGTAGATGTGGATGTTTATATCTCTCCAGCATCAGCTCCGAGAGCAACATTCAATCAGAATACAGTAGTGTTGCAGATATGCTTGAAGATGGATTCACAACCAATGATCCAGAATACATTGCTGCAAATATTTACTTTAATCAGTCACCTGCACCTGATGTTGTGTGGATAGGAAGACAAGATGTTGCTGCTTCTCCAGTCGAATCTTGTTTGGATGCAGTGATTGCTTGTAGAGACGCAAACTATGAATGGTACACTGTTATGGTTTGTGGTTCTGTCTACGCAGATCATCTGGAAATTGCGAGTTACATTG